GACTTTAAAAGTAAGTATATTGATTACATAGAGAGTGAGTTTAGTAAAAGAGATGATGGTTTTTGGTTTTATAACAGAGATAAAGCAACTTATATAACTGGTACTCATTACATGTACTTACAATGGAGCAAGATTGATGTAGGTAAACCTGATTTTAGAGAAGCAAATAGATTATTTTATATATTCTGGGAAGCTTGTAAAGCTGATAAAAGATGTTATGGAATGTGTTATTTAAAAAATAGACGTTCTGGTTTTTCTTTTATGGCATCAGGAGAAGTTGTAAATCAAGCAACTTTAGCTAGTGATTCAAGATTTGGTATATTATCAAAGACTGGTCCAGATGCTAAAAAAATGTTTACAGACAAGGTGGTTCCAATATCAGTTAACTATCCGTTCTTTTTTAAACCGATTCAAGATGGTATGGATCGACCTAAAACAGAGTTAGCATATAGAGTACCTGCTAGCAAACTAACAAGAAGAAATATTACATCAGATAATAAAGAACAGTTAGAAGGATTAGATACCACTATTGATTGGAAAAACACAGGTGATAACAGTTATGATGGTGAGAAACTCAAGTTATTAGTACACGATGAGAGTGGTAAGTGGGAAAGACCCAATAACATATTAAATAACTGGAGAGTTACAAAAACAACACTACGATTAGGTAGTAGAATTATCGGTAAGTGTATGATGGGATCAACATCAAATGCTTTAGATAAAGGTGGTGATAACTTCAAGAAATTATATAAAAACTCTGATGTCACAAAAAGAAACCGCAATGGACAGACAAGCTCAGGACTCTATTCTTTGTTCATACCTATGGAATGGAACTACGAAGGATTCATTGATTCTTATGGCTTACCTGTATTCGATACGCCAGAAAATGAAGTTGAAGGACCTCATGGAGACTTCATAGATATAGGTGTTATAAATCATTGGCAAAATGAAGCTGATGGATTAAAAAATGATGGAGACGCTTTAAATGAATTTTACAGACAGTTTCCTCGTAATGAAGAGCATGCTTTTAGAGACGAAACAAAAAATAGTATATTTAATTTAGCAAAAATATACGAACAAATAGATTACAATGAAGAGTTTGCTTCTGATTATGTTTCAACTGGTAATTTCCAGTGGATTAACGGAATAAAAGATACAAGGGTAATGTTTTACCCAGATGCTAATGGTAGATTCAAAGTATCATGGGTGCCAAAACAAGAGTTACAAAATAATGTAATTATTAAAAATGGTATAAAATACCCTGGTAATGAACACTTAGGTTGCTTTGGATGTGATAGCTACGATATATCAGGAACTGTTGATGGTAAAGGATCTAAAGGTGCTTTACACGGTTTAACAAAGTTCAGTATGGAAGATTGTCCGCCAAACCAATTTTTCTTAGAGTATATAGCTAGACCTCAGACTGCTGAGATCTTCTTTGAAGATGTTCTAATGGCTTTAATATTCTACGGGATGCCTATATTAGCAGAGAACAATAAACCCCGTCTATTGTATTATATGAGAAGGCGTGGTTATAGAGGTTTTAGCATGAATAGACCTGATAAAACTTGGAACAAACTTTCTGTTGCAGAAAGAGAAATAGGTGGAATACCTAACTCAAGTGAAGATATTAAACAAGCTCATGCAGCAGCTATTGAAATGTATATACAAGATCATGTTGGCGATAGAGGTAGTATGTATTTTACAGAAACCTTACAAGACTGGTCTAAATTTGATATAAACAATAGAACAAAATTTGATGCCGCTATTAGTAGTGGTTTAGCTGTTATGGGTTGTAATAGACATTTATATACTCCAAACGCATTAAAAGAAAAAAAGAAACTAAATTTAAAGATTTCAAGGTATGAAAACAAAGGTACCTTATCTAAGTTAATAAAATAATAATATGGCCGAATCAATAACAAAAGAATATTTTCCAAGTCAGGTTGCTCCCGATATAGAAAAGGTGAGTCAAGAATATGGCTTAAAGGTAGCTAAAGCTATTGAAAGCGAGTGGTTCGTTAGAGATGGAGTGACTTATAGATTTGCTAATAATCAGGATAGTTTTCATAAACTTAGGATGTATGCTAGGGGAGAACAGTCTGTACAAAAATATAAAGACGAATTATCTATTAATGGTGATATGTCTTATTTAAATTTAGACTGGAAGCCAGTACCTATTATACCTAAGTTTGTCGATATAGTTGTGAATGGTATTGCTGAAAGAGTTTATGATATAAAAGCTTATTCACAAGATCCTTACGGTGTTGATAAACGTACTAAATACATGGAAAGTCTTTTAATAGACATGAATAATTTACAATTAAACGAAAAAGTTAAAGCTTTTTATGGTGAAGGTATATTACAAAACCCTGAAGAATTAGTACCAGAAAACAAAGAAGAACTAGAATTACACATGCAGCTTACATATAAGCAAGCTGTAGAAATTGCTGAAGAGCAAGCTTTAAACGTATTGCTTGACGGTAATAAATATGAGTTAATAAGAAAAAGATTTTACTACGATTTAACTGTTCTAGGTATTGGAGCTGTTAAAACTGGTTTTAATACATCACAAGGTGTTACTATAGATTATGTAGATCCTGCTAATTTAGTTTGGTCTTTTACTAAAGACCCTTATTTTGACGATATATATTATGTAGGTGAGGTAAAAGTTATACCTATAAATGAATTAGTAAAACAGTTCCCTGATCTAGATCAACAAGAGTTAGAAGAAATAGCTGGCCAAAGTTTTAGAAAAGCAGGTTATTATAACTCACATCATGAGCATGATGAAATAGATAAAAATCAAGTACAAATATTGTACTTTAATTATAAAACTTATTCAAAAGAAGTTTATAAAGTAAAAGACACAGCATCTGGAGCTACAAAAGTTATTGTTAAAGATGAATCATTTAACCCTGTAGTTGATGCTGCTTTAGAACAAAGATTTGGTAAGTTAGAAAGACAAATAGAGGTTTTATATGAAGGAGCTCTTATATTAGGTAGTGATAAATTACTTAAATGGGAGTTAGCTAAAAACATGATGAGACCTAAGAGTGACTTTACTAAAGTTAAAATGAACTATAATATAGTTGCTCCAAGAATGTATAAAGGTAAAATTGAATCGCTAGTGAGTAGATGTACTTCGTTTGCTGATATGATTCAAATAACACACCTTAAACTCCAACAAGTTCTTTCGCGAATGGTACCGGACGGCATATTTATGGATGCTGATGGCCTTGCAGAGATAGACCTTGGTAACGGCACGAACTACAACCCGCAAGAAGCATTAAACATGTTCTTCCAAACTGGTAGTATAATCGGTAGATCCTTAACTATGGATGGAGATCCAAACCCAGGAAAGGTGCCTATTCAAGAAATACAGAGTGGTAATGGCGGTGGCAAGCTACAAAGTTTAATACAGACATACAATTATTATCTGCAGATGATAAGAGACGTGACCGGATTAAATGAGGCAAGGGATGCTAGCACACCAGACGCGAAAGCTTTAGTTGGTATACAAAAAATAGCTGCTGCTAATAGTAATACAGCTACTAGGCATATACTAAAAGCTGGTTTATATTTAACAGCTGAAGTTTGTGAAGCTTTATCTTTAAGAATATCTGATATTATAGAGTACTCACCAACAAAAGATGCTTTCATACAGTCAATAGGTGCACACAATGTTGCTACACTAGAAGAAATGTCTAATCTACACTTGTATGACTTTGGTATATTTTTAGAACTAGAGCCTGATGAAGAAGAAAAACAACTATTAGAAAACAATATACAAATGGCATTAACTCAACAAAGTATAGAGTTAGAAGATGCTATTGATCTTAGAATGATTAAAAACATTAAGTTAGCTAATCAGTTATTAAAAATACGTAGAAAAAAGAAACAAGAAAGAGATCAAGAACTACAACAAAGAAATATAGAAGCTCAAGCTAAAGCCAATGGTGAAGCACAGCAAATGGCTTCTCAAGCTGAAGTTCAAAAACAACAAGCTATAATTCAAATGCAAACTCAGCTAGAACAAGTTAAAGCTAAAATAGCTGCACAAAACTTAATACAAGAAACACAGCTTAAAAAAGAATTAATGGCTTATGAGTTTGAATTAAATCAAAAACTACAACAAAGACAAGATCAACTTGTAGAGCAAAAAGAAAATATAAAAGAAGATCGTAAAGATCAAAGAGTGAAGTTACAGGGAGAAGAGCGAAGAAAATCACAAGATGATGCTAAAAAGTTCGAGTCTTCAGGTAATGATATACTAGGTGGAGGCATTGATATGAGTGGCTTCGATCCTAGGTAATTGTTTAATTTTATAATATTATATTATGTCAAAAAAAGAAGAAGTGGTTGAAGAAGTTCAATCCGTAAAACCAGTAGAGGCAGCTCCAAAAAAAGAA